GTACTTGTAGTGTTGGAAGGCATTGTCAAGGTGAACGTACCAGCAGTCACAGTCTGTGAACCAAAGGTATGAACACTAACGGCCTTGTTAGATGCGGATGAGTTGTAAATCAACACTGCGTCAAATGCCGTGGTCAGCGTAACGTTCGTGTAAACAATGCTGGCCGATGGAGTCCAATACGCAACCCCCGCCGTAGACGATGAGTTTGTCGAGGACGGGGAGGTACCATTCGTAACAGTCACACCACCTGCGGTGTAGTTTGTACCAGTCACTTCACCAGAGGTGCTGTACGCTGTGGTTGCGGCGTTGTATGTAGCGGTGGCCTCATACAGAGCTGCTTTGAAAGTGTTACCCGTGCCGGTCGTAAAGTTGTGCGTAGCTGTCAGCAGCTCACCCATGAACGAGGTGCACATTGCCTGTGTATTTGCCATGATATTTCCTTATGCAATAGATGCTGCTTCAGCAAACAGCGCGGGGGAAGTTTTCAGATTGACATGTGCGGAACGATGAACAAGTTCACCATCAAGCCAATACTCAACCCAAGTTGTAAATTCGATGTCATTATCGACGGAACCTTCTCTTTTTTCAAGCAAAGATTCGTCCATCTCGCCTTTGGTGGTGTACACAAGTGCCATTATGCAATCCTTAAAATAGCGGTAGTAGAGGTGGCTGTTGGGAACTGCACAACAAACGTGTTGGCAGAAGTTTTGTCTGAGCCAAAATCCAAGACACAAACAGTTGGGTTTGTTGTCCCGTTGTACTTGTAAATCAGTGCACCACGCGCCGTGATTGCCCCAGTCCAAGACACGTTGGCAAACGACCAATACGTTGCCGCAGTAGAACCTGTCTGATTGCCCTGCGTAGGGGTCTGCGTGATTGTCAAAGTTGCACCGCCAGCCACATAGCTTCCGCCTGATGCCTCGCCAGTTGTTGTGTACGAGGTAGTATCGGGGCCCAACGTGGCGTTGCCTGTGTACAGGGCAATCCGATAGGACGTATCAAGGGGGTCGCTAAAGCTGAACGTGCCGTTGGCAAGCCCAGTCTTAAATGTGTTGGTTGCGCCTTGGGTCAACATCTCAAGTTACTTTCTGACGGAACTGGCCAGAGCGGTAGGCATCCTGACGCTCCATACCATCGCCCAGACGTTTAGCCAATGCAAGCGCTTCCATGAACTTTTGGTTGTAAAGCTGCATCATGTCCTGCTCACCCTTCATGTAGGTGTAAGCCTCAACCAGAGAGCCGTACAAAAGCACGGAATCAAAGTTGTCACCAAGCCAAGTTGTCTCAGCAGTGGTGATGGACTCTGGGTAATAGTAAAAATGCAACTCAACGTCATAGTTGGCATCGGGCTTTGGGCCAATCAAAAACGTCAACTCATTCGTGATCGTGCTACCAGAAACAGTCGGGCCAAACAAGGCATAGTATCGGGGTAAACCCGTATCATCTGGACTCGGATAGGCTTGGCGGATGAAGTTAACGTCCTTGTTCAGCAAGTACTCGTAGTTGCCATCGCCATCAATCACAGCCAAAGAGTACGTTGCCAAGTAATCATCGGGTGCAGACAAGTAAGGCGTAGTGGTGGACACCACACCAGTCATGTTCTTGCGAAGCGATGGGAACTGAACGTTGTTGTAAATACGCTGCTCAGCCTGTTGCACGAAAACAGGAATCTCAGCAATAAAGTTTGCTTCCGTGTTCTCCGTATACGCCTGAATAGCGTTGCTGAGCTGCGTGTAGTTCATGCCATTGGGCCTCGGGCCATGACACCTTTAGTCGCAGCGCCTGTGCCACGAATCTTGATGCCAGAAGTTTTGGTGGGCTTGTACTCGCCACTGCGCACGTTGGCTACAGAGACGTTAGCTTCACGCAAGTACTCTTTGTTGTTGCTCACGCCAGCTTCCTGAATAGGAGCAGGCTGGGGCTGTTTGTATGTTGTTGCCATGATTAGCCTCCGCGACCAGAAGAACGCTGGTTCATGATCTTGGCCATATTGCGGCCATATTTCAGCATGTCGCCGTTGGTTTTACCGCCAGCTTTTAGCTTGGTCAAGGGTTGACCGGGGTGCTTGGCTTTCTCATGCTTAGCCATTGCAGCCTTAATCATCTTCTTGTCCTGAGCCAAGTCTTTTTTATCTTCAGCCATGTTCGACTCCTTATGTCGTTTCAACCGTTACTGTACCAACTTCTACGTTAACTACCAAGTAGTTTAGCGTCAAAGCATCATCAAAACTACTAGCGCCCCCAACAGGGTTCCATCCCCATTGATAAACCCTGCTACCACCTGACGGGAATCCAACTGCATCCACCGACGTACCGCCAGTATTTGAAATCTGCAAACCAGTCGTACCGCCTTGGTAGTACGTTGTATCAGGACGCGGATCGCGCAAGCCTTGTGGGTCATCCACTGGGTACATACCCAACTGCAACTGCGGCTGATCTGGATCCCAACATGTCCTACAAACCAAGAGATTGTAGTTCTTGGTTTTGATAATTTCTTTGCGCAGTTCCGTCAGCTTAAACTGAAAGCCGCAGCGATCACATTCCGAGATCGCATTCTTGCCGGACGCAAACCGATTGCCCATTTACGTACCGCTTCCAATGAACATCTGACGAGGTACAAAGCGTACTGCCGCTTTCTCTTGGTCTTCGCCTGCGGCGCGTTCCCAAGCCTCATCGTATTGTTGTTTGAGCACATCCAAACGCTGTAAGCCTTCGGGTACTTTGAGCGCAATGTAGTAAGCCAGACCAGCGGCCAAGCAAGGAATAAATCTGAACGGCACATCCATGGTCTTTGTACCGCCACCAGCGTCCTGAATACGGCGCATGCGCCAGTAGACAAACTGATATGTCTGACCGGGGTTGGGTGTCGGCCACACAGTGATGCTGTTCTTCTGAACCAAGCTCATGGCTGCGCCAGAGGTGTGGGCAACGGCAGTCGTGCCGTCCTGTCCGCGTGTGCAGTTGTACAGGTATGCTGGGGTACTATCGGTTGCTGGCGCGGTCTCGTTGTAACCAATCAGCTCAGAACCGATCTGAATAAACCCTGCGGTTGGAACGCCAACCAAAGAAGTGATTGGGATTGTGGTGTCAGTGGACGTAATGCTTGCTTGCAGTGTTCCTGTCAGAACACTTGCCCCACCTGTCAAACGCTGTACCCAAACCTGAATAGGACGGCCTTGGATCAATTTATTTGGGATGGTGGCATAGGTGGACACACTGATCCGCGTAATCGTCAGGTCGGCCTGATTTGTGGGCACGTTGGCACTTGTTCGGATGACATGGTCAAGCAGGTCAACTGTATCGTCCGGTAGCGCATAGGTTGGCTGGCCAGTCACAAGCGTGATGGTATTCTGCTCGAACGTCCACATGTTCACGCCACGGTTTGCCCAGTCAGCAAACAACAGATTCAATGAGCGACGGGCAGTGCGCAAGTCATAGCCCGTACGAAGTTCAGAACCCGCCCGTTCAAAGGCTTCCTCAACCATGTCGTTGAGGTCAAGATTAAACGTGGTGAGTCCTGAAGTCGTCATTTAATACATCTTTCCACGGGTTTTGCCGCGTGCTGCAATACCGTCTGCACGGCTAGAGGCTGAGCGAATACTACCACCGGACTTCTTGCCGCGAGATTCGCGTTTTAACTCCGCTGCAGCTTCTCGCTGCTCTTTATCAGAAGCCTCGGTATCTGTGTCTTTTGAACGTTTTGTCATAGCTGCCCCTATACCAGCAGCGGCTAAAGGCGCACCAAACCCTATGCCAAGGGTTTCCATTGCCTCTTGGTCGGGGTTTTTGCTTTTGGTGCGGGAGATTTTATAGCCCCCACCACCTTTGGATTGGTCGTCGTAGTAAGCAGTTTCTCTAGACATTATTTCCTCGCAGTCTTAGCAGAGTTTACGAACGCTTGAGCAGTTGGCGCACCTTTGCTACCAACTCGGCGCATTTTTTCGCCAGAGCCTGCGGCAATTCTTTTACGCTTTGCGTTGATATTGGCATACAGCCCTACCTTTCCGCCTTCGGCGTACATGTCGACTTTGTTGGGATCATCCTTGCGGGTGATCGTCTTGCCCTTGGGCATTTTCGAGGGATTGATGTCCCCCATCCCCCGGCTAGCCATCATGATTTACTTCTTTTTGCCGTAAGACATGCCGCCACCGCAGTAACCGCCCTTTTTCATGCCCAAGGGGGTGCTGCCCTTCATGGAGATCATTGTGCCTTTGGTCTTGCCTTTAGAAGCAACGCCGTCTTTACTAGGAGCTGCTGTACGCACTGAACCCATTTTGGCAGATGTGATGCCGTTGTTCTTTGTAGCCATGATTTTTCCACCTTCTTTAAAAAAAGCCATTTTCCCGTGATCGGTTTTAGGCTTGTTCACTTTCTGAATATCCGCACGGCTTACGCCCCCGGAACCAAACTTCTTACCCTTGTCCGCAGCAGTGAAGTCTTTGCCAACACTTTGCGGTACTCCAACCTTCTTGGCAAACGCAGGACTGTGCGCTATCGCCGCCATGAAGTTGTGCTGTTTTTTGCTGGTGCTTGGCATGTCAAACCTTAACAATCCAGCCTTTGCCGATCACAAAACCAATAAACAAAGCGCCAATCCAAATCAACGCTTTTTCTACAACAGTCTTACCGACCTTTTTGTAGAAGTCGTCAGTCATATCTTGGATAGCCAATTGCGCAGCTCTTTTGGCAATGGCTTCTTCGCGTGCTGTTAATGTTATGTCGCTCATATCAGCAGTTCCAAGCCCGAAGGCTTTTGTTTATACGGGAGTTCGGGTCTTTCTTGGCCTTCTCTCCGGTCAGCTTTTTCTTCATGCCACTCATCCTTGCGCAAAAAGAGTCGCGGCGTGAGCCGCCTTCCGGCTGGGGAGGTTTCAAATTCATCCCTTGCTTTTTGGCGGAGGCCCGTCCCTTGGCGTTCAAACCCCCATTGGGGTTCTTGCCCTCTTTGCGTTGCCATGCTGGTGACTTAGCCATAAAACACCGTCACTGACGCAATGTTTGTAAGCGTTGCGTAAATGTTTGTGTAGAAACGCACACCTTCACCCGGCACCAAAACATAGAATGAGTTGGGGTTTGAGTTGGAAGGAATGTCAATTTCAATCAGGCTTGTGCCGCTAGAGCCGCCATCTTTCAGTACCAAAGTACCGGCAGCGCTGGCAGTAGCGCAAATTGAAAAACCTTTAACGCGTGCTGGCTGAGCAAAAACAGAACCAGACGCGTTTAGATGCGCCGATTTGACGTCAAATTGCATTGTCATAATCAATCTCCTTTAAAACGGGGCCGAAGCCCCATGGGTTGATTAGGAATCAGCGAAAGGTGTAGCCACTGTGCCAGTGCCCAGAACAACGCCGGTCACTACGTACTTGTTAGCTGCGATAGCAAAGATTTGTATCCATGTACCTGCAACGCCACCAGTAGTGCCGCCGTTCAAGTTGATGTAGTCATTGCTTGATGCAGCAGTGAAGCCAACCATAGCGCCAGAAGAGTCAGTGTCAACAGACAACAAAGAACCAACAAATTTGTCAGTGCCGTCTGTACCAATCTTCAAAGAGCTTGTAGAGATAGTTGTGGGAACCCAGATTGTGTAAGTCACGCCTTGGTTGTTGGTCGTGCTTGGATCTTGGCCGGGGCCAGAAGTCACAGGGTTTGTAGAAACGTCAATGGTAGGCAAAGTCAAAACGACGTTTGCTGCCAAAGAACCGCCAACACTGATGATACGGCCAGCGTGGTCAACAGGGTTCAGCGTAGTGCTAGAAGTGATTGCAACAACAGAGGCAGGGCCTTGTTGAAAGATACCGCCCAATGATCTTACTGGGCCTTGGAATGTCGTGCGTGCCATGATTTTTCCTTCATGCGGTTAAGGCGTATCAATCTGCATGAACGTCAGCCGGGACTGTTTGATACACCGGAAAGCCCGGATTAGAGACAATATACAACAAAAGAAAAGGGGGCACAAGCCCCCTTTTCACAAACGCATTAAGCGCCTGCTGAACCCCACATACCGAGAGGATCAGACCAGCCGAAGCTATAACGCTCACGGGCTTTGTAACGAACGTTACCTGTGTCGAAGTCACCGTCCATGCTGTTTTGCAAGGCGATACGCTCGAAGTGCTTCATACCGTTTGGCACGTCGGTAATCAAATACC